ACTAAGTATCCAAACCAATATGCTTGTCCACCATATACAGTCACTCCACTGTTTAATCCAGCACCTGATATTTTTAAAGAAACCGTATCATTTGCAGACATTTGTATTAATGCATTAGGACTAATACCAGTATGACTATCATTACTAGAACCATATTGAACTAAAGTATGATAGACATCTGTATTTCTAAACCATTTAATATTTAGATATCCTGCAGTCCAAGGATATATTAGAAAATGAGCACCAAATGCATATAAACCTGCTACAGGTGCTGTGAACACACCATTTGAATGATTCCCACCAACATCATATGTTTCACTGTTAAAAGCAATAACAGTATCAGTACCAGTAACAGTTTGTGCTGAACTTAAATTAGCTGCAAAAGAAGGTATAGTAGCAACTGTAACTGTACCATCATTATGAATACGCATTCTCTCTGTACTTGAAGCTGCACCATCTGTTGTAGTATGAAATGTAATTCTTGATGGATAGTCATTATTTGCCCAAGTACCATCACCTTCTACCATAATTTTTGCAGAATTATGAACACCAACACCACCAGATGTTTTTCCTCCAAAATGCACACTACCTAAATCATCATTATTAACAATACTACCGAAACCTGTTTGTGATAATGTAAGTACAGAACCACCATCACTTCCTGAACCACCCTCTGCAATATGAAGACCTGAATCAGGTGCATTTGTGCCAATTCCTACTTTACCTCCATGTGGATTTAAAGCTAATGGATAATGATTTGAAGTTCCAAGTGAGTTTAAAAAACCTGATTGAATCCATGTACTGTGTGGTGCAGATGATATAGTACCTATAGCAATACCATCTCCACCTGAAGCTTCTCCAATAAACCATGCATTTGCTTCTGTCATACTGTCATTTTGAGAATAACCTCCTATGGTAAACCTTTGACCAGTTGGTGCAGTAGTTCCAATTCCAACACGACCTGCACCATCAAAAAACATTTCAGTTCTACTGTCTGTAACATTTCTAATTGCCATACCATTCCCAGTAGAATGTTGTAAAGAGTAAGTGTCATATCCACTTCTACTAATTGACAAACCATCACCTGTACTTGCTATAGAAACATCACTCCCAAAAGAAGCACCTGCATTAAATAAAGCCTTACCTGCCTCTGATATATCTAACTGCAAAGCAGTTATAGTTGACCCACCATCAACACCTTTAAATTTGAAGTCTTCATCACCTGTATTAAGAGAGAAATCAATACTGCTTGATTCGTGCTTGATTTCCATTACAACAGTGCCACCTTCTGCAATCTTGATGTCATCGCCATCTGCATCAAGAATAATATCGCCTACAGCATCTAATGTTATATCACTTGAACTTGTAATAGTTGAACCATCAATAGTAATGTTATCAACCACAACTCCTGCGTTTGCAGTCACCACGCCACTAGGTGTTAAAGTACCAGTAACAGTCACACCACCACTTGCTGTTGCAAGTTTTGCACTGTTATCGTGATATAGAGTAACTGCACCATCTGCTGTTGCTACTATGCTTTCTTCATTAAGTTTTGCTTGTATATGCACAGCACCATTAGTATCTGCTATG